CCACCGTTTAGTGGCTTAACGAAATCGTTGACCCGATACAAGTCGGCGGATGACAGAGCGCCAGTTGCGATGAGCGAGCTGACCTCACTTGCAATGGTGTCAGGGCGTGCGCTCGCGCCAGCGTAGAGGCTACGTGTGCCATCTTCCTCGTCGAGTGCTGCGATGCTATACTCCCCGCGATCGACGGCGGACATACGCGCACGCTTTACCAGTGACTTGTCGGCGAGGATCTCATCAACATACGGCTTGAAACTCTCTGCTTCAGATGGGGACTTCTCTCGTAGGGTAAGGTAGTTCGCAAGATTGCTGGCTTTAGCTTCGTTCGCTAAGACGTTTGCTGGTCCTTCGTCATTTGTGCGGAGGTGGTCCAACACAAAGCGGGCGTCGGTATCTGCGTTGCGCGTCGCGCCAACGACATTAGAGTACAAATTATTTTTGTCCTCATCGGACATGTTTTCGGTGAACAGGCCGTCACTCTCAAGACGTTCGGCAACTCCGGCTGCAATATCCTGTTCGGTCTCTTGGTTTAGTTGTCCGGCACTGTAGTAGCTGGACCTAACATAATCCGTGTATTTCTTGAGGTTGGTTGTTGGTTCAGCAACATCCTTTTGGTTTGTGATCCAGTCGTCGTATGGTTGAATTTCCAGCATGGTGGTAATTTGGTTTGGTATTGTGTGGTCTAAGGCGGTGTTGCCATTGGCGGTGCCTTTTTACTTGAGAATAAAGATTTGGCGCTAGGGGTCGTAGTTGTTTTACCAACACCCAGTATTTCTGCGTCGCGTCGCGTCCTGATGTTTTTAGCGAGCCCGTAAAGTTCCTCAGCGCCCAGTTCAGCCGCCTGTTGTTGCTCTTCCGGCGAGCCGAAGAGGTTAACGACCCGCTCCACTGCGGCTTTCTCCCCAGCATTGGCGAAACTGCCAGTCGGCCTACCTGAGTAGTCCTCTCCAAATTTAACACTGTCGAGGCCTTTAAAGATGGTGTTCTGTAGATCCATTTCAACCTTATTGCTGGAGGTCTTACCGCTGGAAGTAGCGCCCTTGAATGCGCTGCCCATCATGGACTTAGCTGCTTCGTTTGAGCCGATAAGTGCACCGTTGGCAATCGCAACTCTAGCGAGATAGTTGGGCCGCTGTTCTTCTGGCACCTCTGTCAGACCGAAATCCAACGTCTGTTGTAGTGCGGTGAGCGCCGCCATGTTCTCGCGTGCGCTAAGGGATTTCTTCCTGTTCTCCTCCATCTTCAGCTTGGCGTCCTCAAAAGCAAGCCCCCTTAGTTTGAGGTCCATTTCCTTGTCGGCTTGCCCTTCGAGCCTGAGACGCTGCCCCCGCAGGAACGATATTTGATCGTCACCACTTAGGCCGCTATTAGCAGCCACACTGAAATACTGATTCATCAGAGGCTGAATATCACCCTCATAGGAAAAGTCTTTCTCTTCGGTTTTTTCGTATTCAGCCATAGGATTTATCGTCCGTAAGTCTTTACGCCCGCATCACGAAACTCTTGTCTGATTGACTGCCTGATTTTTCTTTGCTGGTCTGGCGGTAGTTCATTGAACACTTCATCGGGGTATAGCTCTTTCCGTCTGTCCTCTCTTGCTTTGAAGGCGTTTTGCGCGTTCTTAAGGGCGGCTTCAGATTCCCGTGCGCCCCGCTGAGACTTCAGCAGTTGGCTTACCGATTCAGCAGTGCCGAGCACATTCTTAGTGGGGCTCAACACATCACCGACCCCTCCTGCGAACTCGCCTACTGACTTAGGTTGGAACACCCGTTGCCCTAGGGTCGCGGCGTCCTCAGCGTACTGGTTCTTCACTTCCTCGTCGCCTGCAAAATATCTGCCCGCATCATAAATCTCTAGCGCCGGACCAGCAGCCCTACCAACAAACCTAAGCCCCTTTCCTGCGACGCTACCAGCGGCAGCTGCGGTTTTCCCTAGGCTTGATTTAGCGGCTCCTTCGAGGAGTCGGGAGACAGCACCCTTCCCTTTCTCAGCAGCTGCGACGGCTTCATCAACAGCGCCAGCGGCTTCATCAACAGCGCCAGCTTGGGTCTGCCTCATACGCGCTCCGACGTCACCCGCTTTGCCAACAACTTTAGTGGCATCAACCGCCGCACCAGCGCCAGCTTGGGTCTGCCTCATACGCGCTCCGACGTCACCCGCTTTGCCAACGACTTTAGCAGCGTCGCCAGTAGCACCAGCGGCTTTAGCGGCGGCTTCGGCGGCTTCGGCGGCGGCTTGGGCTTCCTTCGTTCCTTTAAGGAATAGCGACCCACCTTTTACTAGGGCCCGCTCAGAACCACCTCCCGACAGAACGTCGCCCATAAACTGCATGGTAGGGCTTTTCTCTACTGGCACTTCAGGGGGTAGGGTAGGTGAGGAGGATGCCCGTGTCGATGGCATTGGGGTTGGCGTAAGTGTCGTCGAGGTAGTCGGCGTAGTCGGCGTAGTCGGCGTAGTCGGGGTAGTCGTCGGCGTAGTCTTGTCTCCATACTTCTCCTTCAGGAAACCGTAAGCTTTTGACACTGCGGCGTCAGCTTCTTCATAGCTAAGGCCTGCACCGATGCCTGACTTCATCGCCCTATCGCGCCCCGCTTGGTCGAGCAGTGCGCTCTCACCGCCAAAACCTACAGACCTATTGATAAACTTAGAGAACTCTTGGGGCGTGTTTGCTACCTCGGGACGTCCGGTCAACCGCCTTAAGGCGTTCTGTGTCTCTCCCGCAGCCTTGTCCCCAAGAGAAGCGTAGCCCTCCCTTTGCTGTTGGTCGAGCGCCCTGCCCTGAGCAAAGAACTTCTCTCTATCGGTCATACCAATAGTGGAGATGGGCTCACCTGTAAGGCTTAACCCGTCCATCGGGACACCACCAGCCTTACTCAGTTCCTCAGTCTTGAGAGCAGCCGCGTTGGCGCGGTTCATGATCTTCTCTCTGTCTTTTTTAGTGTTGGTTGGTTCTGCCATAATGATCTACCAGTTGAAGTTACACGCCCACCATTTGGGAGTTAGTTTATTTTTTTCGGACGAACAATTCATTCGAGACTTGAAGTTAGAGCGACGTTTTTCGCTTTTGTGCTGCAAGAAATCCTCGTATCCGCGCTGACCAAATTTCAATTTTCGCACGTCGCTACCGCTTTTGGCAAGCACAACGTATTTTTTGGGGTCGCCAGCAGGGGCCTTTTTTGGTTTATTGAAACCAGAAAACAATTCACCGCGGTATTGGATCTTACCGTTGGGTGTTCTTTTAAATTGGGCAGGCACGCCGCAAATACTGGATCTTTTTCTGTCAGTAATCAAGCAGTAATTTTCTGACATTATTTTTGGGTCAAGTGACCTGTATCCTGTATCATTTATCTGGACTCCGGCTCGACTGACCCGTAGAATGAGCTTGATGCTTAGAAGCGTTTCCATTGCCGGACACAGGATACCGATACGGGTGAAAGACCTCGACGGATGCTACGGGCAATACCTGCCAGACGCGAAGGTTATCGAGATAGACAAGGAGACGGTTAAGGACGCAAAGCTCCTACGCGAAACGCTGAGGCACGAGATGGTCGAGGCGGCGCTGTTCCTTTCGGGCGTCTCCTACAGCGAGACCTACACCCAAGAGCCGATCGTGCGTGCGCTAGACGAACTGTTCTGGCCCGCATGGGAGAAGGCGAGCCGTAAGATTTAACACTATATAATCTTTCTCTCCTTTAGTAATTCATATTATCTCAGTAATTCATATCCTCTAATTTACTGAATTATTATGAATTACCGCCTTTCCAGAAACTCTTTGAACTTTTTCTCCGTGTCGTTCTTGCAATACACTTGCGTTAACCTCAGTCCAGATACGCGTGTTTTGACCTGCTGACTACGTCAAGGTCTCGTAGCGTTCTTGGCATCGCTCGCCCGAACATGCCCATCTCCGTTTTGTTCGGTGCGTCTACCGCGACGAGCCCGTGCCGCTGTCTTGCCAGATCCAGCGCGATGAACGCGGCGTCGGCGATGTCCGGCGACTGCCCCATCCGCTGTTTGAGTTCGGCTTTGGTTTCGACTTTGACGCGCAGGTTACCGGATTTGACCATCTCGTAGCGCCTGATGCACATCTCCTTCGCGAGCACATCACAGATCCCCGTTATCTGTTTGGTGCGTAGGAACTCTTTGCCAACGAACCACAGCTCCGACACGCGGTTGGTGTAGAGCTCCTCTCCGGTGAGCTTGCTGTTCATGCTGACCCGCCTGTCGGAAGCCTTCCCGCCAAACTGCACGCGCAGAAATTGATCCGACCACTCGCCCGCCAGAACGTCACAGAACGGTGAGCCCGCTCCAGTTGAGTCAATAGCAACGTTTTCTGGTTTGATCCCTAACCGTATACAGTTGTCTCGGATTTGGTGGACGATCTGATACGTCCTCGGAACTGCCTTGTTGGTCGCATCATCGTTGAGGCTTATGTAGTCCTCAAACTGCATGCCGTATTGCCCGTCCGCGAACTGCCCAACCCTAGCGGTATACATAATTGTCCTGTCTCCGCCATTGGTGAACGCTGGATCGACCCCCGCTATTAGCGCAGTAGGACCAACGAACTCGGATCTCTTCATGCCGTTCGCCTTGAGTATCTCGGACTCGCCGTAGATGCCCTCGGCTTCGTCACTGTCAAAGAACACAGCCCGAACCATTCGCATGTATGCGCGACTACTCTCACCCAACAGGGCTTTGTCCTCCGCGATCTTCTCGGCGGTTGGCAGGAAGGGATACACGGTGTAACCTGCTGCTACGTTGGGGCTGCGTTCGCCGTCCAGTCGGATGTATTTGCCGCCCCACTTTGTAGTCCACTCGTCATCTACGTCGGGCGTGACGGACTCCCAGCCGCCCTTCGGTGTAGACCAGATACCGAAAGAGTCAAACCTGCTCGCCGGATTGGACAGCCCCACAAAATCAAACCTTGGGTTCTTACTCAAGTTGGCGAGCGCGGTCTGTTGAATGGACTCACTAAGCTCGCCGAGCTCGTCACCAATCAACAACACATGCTTCTGCTTAAGACCGATAAATTTACCGGTGGCCTCCCGCGTGCGGCTTTTCTCCGCCGCAATCAGCGAAAGACCTGCTCTGTCGAACGTCTGGCCGTGTTCGTCGATGTAATTGGCGCTGCCGATTGAATCCCGAATATTGATTGGGGCACCGTCAATGACGGACAGTAGAGAGATTACCGAACCCCAGATCCGTTTTCGCGCCTCACGCAAGGTGGTCGATGTCATCAGGACAAGGGTGTCACGCGGTCTGGCCAGCCATGTGATGATACCGTAGCCAGCAAGGGTGTGACTCTTACCGCTCGACGCTGCGCCGCCGATGGCAAGATATTTGTTATCTATGCACTCACGGATGATCTGCTCCGCCCACGGATGCTTGAGGAACATGTGTTCCGGCAGGTCGTCCCTGTTCCAGAGCAAATCCGCCACGCGCCAGAAATAAAACTCCTTTGCCCTGTTGGACGGGTGGTTAGCAAACCCCCACAGCAAAGCGGTAATGGTATTGGTTACAGGAATCAGGAAGCCCCCAACGTCCATCTTGTTTGTGGTGGAATCTATCCGTGGCTCCAGCACGGAGGTTGAAGTCTTGTCGGGATCGTATTTTCTTGGTCGGCCCATAGGTGGAGGCTACGATATTAAAAAAGTTTGACAAGTAATAGTTTATGTCCTTTCCTCACTCACGCATGCCTGCAAGAAAAAAAGAGATCACGCCGACGGCAAAACTACGCAAAGGACAAGCTGAACGCCGACAAGCTAAAGCAGCGAGAACACAACGCGCCATTGAGATGTACCAGCAAGGTGTGATGAAGACCCGTATTGCCGAACAGCTCGACGTCAGCTTCGACACGGTTTGTCGCTGGCTCAAAAACGTAATCGTAGAAAAACCAGACAGCGACGCTGAACCCTTTACCAAAAACCTTGAAGACTCTACCACCGCCGTAATTGCTGACGCGAAACTAGCGGCGCGAGACGTAGAGCAGCAAGCCCTATTGGAAGTGGCCGAAAACCAATCCAGTCCGGCTGATAAGTACCAAGCCTACGTTGCGGCAAGTGCGATTAAAATGCTGCGCGACAACCTGATAAACGTGCGCGGCCCAAGAACCATCCGCGAATTATCCGAGCTAGACCAGCTGATCCGCCGTAACCTCGGCCTTAACCCCAAGGGTGGTAGTGGAGGAGCGGGCTCGCTCACCATCGACGTCTCAATACTCAATAACAGCAGGGCGACCAACGGGGGCAGCGCTTCCGTAGTCATAGATGCAGAAGAAGCTGACGGGTCAGATGAATGAGGATACTGTTATCGTAGGCGTAGACAACGGGATCAGTGGTGGTCTTTGCGCTGTGTCGGCGTTTGACGGTAACGTGCTCGCCTACAGAGCCATGCCCACCAAAACGGTAGAGGGCAAATCCGAGGTGGATGTTAGAGCCCTACTTGACTGGCTTGAGCCTTACAGGAACAATATGGTTGTCTGCGTTGAGGAACCACTCAAGCACGCCAAATCCTCACAAGCGATGCGATCCATGAGTATTTCATTCGGTCTTATTCTAGGCGCGTGTGAGGCTAAACGGTTTGAGGTAAAAAGGATTCAAGTGAAGGAGTGGCAGGACGCAATGCTCGGCAAAAAACTTGCGAAGGGGATGACTAAGGTTACCGCTCTAGCTACTGCCAACAAGCTCTGGTCCTCAGAGCAGTGGCTGGCCACCAGTAAAAGCAGGACGCCCCACGACGGAATGATTGACGCGGCTTTAATCGCTCGCTACAGTCGAGACCGCCAACTATTATGAACCGAAGCTACATCATAAACGCTCTTGAGGCGATTGTCGAAGACGTCACAGGCTTTGACGTGAAACTTCCTTTTAGCAGCGAGTTTGAAGCGTTCTTTGAGCCCGAAGAGTTTGCCGCTTTTAGAGACATGGTGGCTGACGAGTTCAACCTACCGAACTACTCCATCATCGACACCGCTGAAACGTTCCGAGAGCTGATCGTTCTTTTAGAGGAAGAACTTTTCTGAAAAAATAATTGACGGGTTGGTGCGGTTGAAGTAGATAGGGGCTTCCAACTTCAGATGAAAATAACGATTGAAAATACAGAAACAGATATTCGCCGCGTTGAAATCAGCACTGCTGGGGACCACCTAACCGTGACTCAGGTCTGGGAAGACCTACTCCGACCTGCTCTACTAGCCTACGGGTTCCACCCAACCTCGGTCGATTCAATTAACGAACCATGAACACACGACCAACACCTGAGACCGACGCTTTCGTGGAAGACTGCGCGTTCAACCCACGAGTGCATCAATGCTTAAACTTCGCCCGCAAGATCGAACGCGAGCGTGGTAGCTTGCATGATCTCCACAACAAAAACGCGGCTCACTTCAACGAACTTCTTGAGCATTCTAAAACGCTGAGTACAGAGCGGGACGGATGGGAACAGCTCGCCATTCAATACTCTGCGGAGCGTGAGCACAACGCGATGCAATCACTCATTTACAAAGCCGAGCGCGACGAGGCGCGGGGGCAGAGGGACAGGCTGGCGGAGGCTTTGAGGATGATTACGACATTCGATTACACAGATCTCCAATGCGATAATGGTCACGGAGCTAGATTTGTTGCAACAGAAGCCCTCCAATCCCTAACCACGAACGAACCATGAACACACCAAGAATGAAAGAAGCATGGGCTAAATCCTCACGGACGGCTGATGGATTTTATTCAAGCGCAACTCCTATGAGCAAATACGCTTTTAGTTGCTATGACGAAGGATGTATTTTGGAACGCGAACTAACCGCCGTCACCGAACAGCGGGACAGGCTGGCGGAGGCTTTGCAGAAAGTTTTAAAATCGTGGGATGATGAGACATGGCTTGACGGAAACGAATTTGAATCATTCCGCGAAGCCCTCCAATCCCTAACCCCGAACGAACTATGAACACAAACATTTGGAAAATACAAATTTTCTCTGAAGAAGGAGATCAACAATACCCTAACGAGCTTGTCGCTGAAATGGACGGCACTAAGCCAGCATGTCCGATCACGCTTTACAGTGGCGGGATTCCGATTTTCTCCCTTGGGGAAGATGAAGTAGATGATTTTTGCAAACAACTCAAAAGCCTTGTGCCATGAAACCAACACCTAAAACTGACCAATGGGAGACATACTGCGACGAATGCTATTACCACATGTGGAGACTCCGCCGCAAGACCGAAAGAGGCTGGCATGATGGATTCCATATCCACACGGGGGAAGAAGCGAAGGGGCTTTGCGACCTACTGAACAACCTCGAACGCGAACTCGCCGAGGCGCGGGGGCAAGCAAATGACATGCGCGAAAAATGGCTAGCAAAAGGTCTATGCTGCGAGCATTTGGGAGCGGAACTGCATGAAGCTATCAACCAGCGCGACGAGGCGCGGGGGCAGCGGGACAGGCTGGCGGCTAAGGCTTTACATAAAGTCCTCACTGATCGGGATTTCCCTGAATGGCTGGATGAAAACAATATTAAAGCATTCCGCGAAGTCCTCCAATCCCTAACCCCGAACGAACCATGAACACACTACCAACACTTGAGCAAATCAGAATAATGAACACACGACCCACACCTGAGACAGATGCGTTTGCCATTAAGTTTAAAACAACTTGTGGCGAAAAATACTGGGTTCCAGTTGATATTGCTCGCAAACTCGAACGCGAACTCGCCGAGGCGCGGGGGCAGCGGGACAGGCTGGCTGAAGTTATCGAAGCAGCCTCTGTCTTGATCGCAGCCAAGGGGCGACACAATACGATGCTCGCCTACAACGGATTGCGTGATGCCCTCCAATCCCTAACCCAACCAAACTATGAATCTATGTAACGACCCTGACCACGGGGCGATAAATGCTGAGCGAGCTGAATCGAGAGGACTGCGAAAAGCGTGGGTAGAACTTGATGATAAAAGGCAAACCCTAGAACGCGAACTCACCACAGTCACCAAGGAGCGCGACGAGGCGCGGGGGCAGGTAGACGCGTTAAAAGCGACGGCGTTAAGCCGACTTAGATCACTCAGCGCGGCTCGGGAAGAACGCGACGAGGCGCGGGGGCAGCGGGACAGGCTGGCGGAGTTACGCAACAAAAACGCCATTCATTTCAATGAACTTTTAGAGCTTTGCGGGACGCTACGCAAAGAGCGGAACAGGCTGGCGAAGGCACTTAGAGAATGCCGCGAAGACTCCTATGAATTACTCGCCGAGCGCGACTGGTGGAAAAATGAGACGCGGATTGGCTACCAAGAAAGATACAAAGTGACCCTCGCCAATACCGAACGCGCAACCGAAGCCCTCCAATCCCTAACCCCGAACGAACCATGAAATACGACCGGATCACAATAGCCCTCGAAAATGGAGGCGTCTTAACCGCATCAAAAAATGCGCATGGAATATACGCTTCGATGAACTGGCGCAAGCTGCCTGAGTCAGTGAGCGGGGAACACCACACCACGCTGCCCGATGCGCTTACATCGTTGAACTCTGTAATGGAGGATGACGCTGCGGAGGAATGCTCTGCCTAACGCAAAACCATGAAATACAAACTACGATACTACCTTGGAAAGCTCTGCAAGTTTCTCGGCTTCTGCCGCGATTGCAGAGCGACCTTGATCTTCACAAAACACGGACAGGGCATCTGCCCTCGATGCTCAAAGAGATACTAAACTACAAAATTATGAACACACCACAAAACGACGGCGGGCAAGCGTTCCCGATGCACGAAAGAGACGACGCGTTACGCGGCATGACCCTCCGCGACTGGTTCGCTGGGCAGGCTCTACCGAGCATCCTATCATCATCTGGCAGTCAACTTTTCCGCAAAGTGGAAATCCCGCCGCACGAAATGGCTGAATATGCTTATGAACTTGCCGACGCAATGCTCGCCGCTCGCAACGAAAGGCAAGAACCATGACCCCAGAATCACAAAGAATCGCCATCGCGGAAGCGTGTGGATGGGAAGAAGAATCATTCGGGCCATCATGGTATGAATCGGTAACTAAAATGCCCGACTACTGCAACGACCTCAACGCGATGCACGAAGCTGTGAAAACTTTACCACAAAATATGAAGCCTCGTTATTTCTCATGCCTTTGTGCTGTTGTTTCTGGGGCAATTTCTCTGTATGGATATTCAGAAGCAACAGAAGCAACGTCCGCGCAGCGAGCAGAAGCATTCCTGAGAACCCTCAACCTTTGGAAACCATGACCCCAAAAGCACAAAGAATAGCAATAGCCGAGGCGTGTGGGTGGAAAGAAACACACATAATGCAAATGGGAGCGAAAGGTAAATATGTCAGAACATATCAAAAAGGGCGTGGCAAATTACACCAACATTTACCCGACTACCTCAACGACCTCAACGCGATGCACGAAGCATGGCGGACTCTACCCCCTAGCCAAAAGGATCGCTTTGAGTCGGAGCTTTACTCGGTCGTTATCGGAGAAGCCGACTACAACCGGAACGACGATGCACCTTACATCACGAACGCAACCGCAGCCCAACGTGCAGAGGCATTCATGAGAACGATTGACAAATGGACAACTAACCAAAACGAATTATGACAACACCAAATGACCCGAAGGGCGCAATCGGCGCTACGAAAACACCACTAGCATTGATCCCGCCGTATGCTATGGATCAGACCGCGTGGGTTCACAAGTTTGGCGCAGAAAGATACGGGCCGTTCAACTGGCGCGAGACAGGCGTCTGTGCAACCACGTATGTCGCAGCCATCATGCGTCACCTCAACGCGTGGCGTGACGGCGAAGACTTGGACCCTGAATCCGGTATCTCGCACATTGCTCATGTAGCCTGTAGCTGCAACATCCTACTGGATGCCCTGCACTGCGGCATGCTACAGGATGACCGATACAGGAAACCTGATGACGACTCACGTCCCATATGGTATCTCTAAGCAACAACAACCAATCAAACAAACACAACCATATGAAACCATACTATTACGTACAACGAACAGACGGAAGCAAAGCGACAGTTAAACACCATACCTTAGAATCTGCTCATAGGGAGTCTCTGCGCCTATCGGATAAGCATAAAGGAACCTCTTTTGAAATCCTTATGTGCATCGGCATAACTCAAACCATAAAGCCCACGACATTCTGGATGGATGGGCTTTTCGAATAACGCATTAGCACAACAAAGAACTAATGCTATGAACACACTCGCAAATGATGTAGCCCGATGCAATGGTGTATGGATTGAGGATGGCGATTATCACTCCGGCTGGCGTGAGGGCTGCGAGGAATGCCTACGCAGAACCGCCCCTAGACCCGAATTGGTCACGATGATCGTCCCTCCTGCTATTCTTGCCTTTGAGTGCGAATATCTGATTGAACCACGATAAACCACAGCTAATCCCTACTACCAACCGCACCTTGAAAACACTATTTCCCAAGCAACGGGAGTCCGTTGACTTCCTACTTGCCGCGCTCAAGCAGCACAGAGGCGCACTCGACGGCTCCCATACCGGAGTTGGTAAGACGGTTATTGCGTCCAGAGTCGCGTTGGAGTTAGGTATTCCCGTCGCCGTCGTCTGCCCCAAGATTGTCATTCCGTCGTGGGAGCGCGAGCTTAAAGAGGTTGGCATCACGCCGATCTTTGTAACCAACTACGAGAAACTGAAAAGGGGTAATCAGTTCCTAGCCAAAATAGGTAAGAAGCTTTTTCGTTGGCAGATACCCCAAGAGGCCTTGCTGATATGGGACGAGTGCCACAAGTGCAAGTCCCCGTTTAGCCAGAACGCTCAGATGTTGATCGCTGCCAAACAAGCAGGGCTTTACAATCTGTTGCTGTCCGCTACCGCGTGCCAAGATCCGACGGAGATGCGTGCGATTGGTTTCATTTTAGATCTGCACTCACTCAACAAGCCTGTCGGGAAACTGAAAAGCTGGTTCTCTTGGATGATGCAATGCGGTTGTAGGCAAGATCACTGGAAAAACTGGGTGGCTGGTCCGCTTGCAAAGCTATCGGAACTCAACAAGGAGCTCTACGGCGTAAAGTGCGTTAAGCTCACGCCTTTCGATTTGCCGTCCGCGTTTACAGACAACCATGTCATCACGGAGCCGCTTGCGTTCTCTGGTCTGAGCGACATCGCTAAATTCTATAAGCAGCACGGCGTCACACCGGAAATCGTAGAGCAGTTCATGGAGAACGGCGGCGCGAGCCCCCACATTCTTGTGGAAATTCTACGCGCCCGCCAACTCGCAGAAGCAGCGAAAGTGCCCGACGTCATCAGCATGGTTGAGGACGCAAACGGAGAAGGGTACAGTGTGGCTGTGTTTGTCAACTTTGTGGATACGGTCAAAGCACTAGCCGCGTCGTTCCCTGACGCGTCGTGCATTGTCGGCGGGCAGTCCGCCATGGTACGCGAAGAGAACGTGCAGCGGTTCCAAACCAACCAGACCCGCGTGGTCATCTGCAACATAGCGGCTGGCGGGGTCGGCGTATCCCTGCACGACGAACACGGCGGGCATCCGCGCATGAGTCTGATCTCGCCCACATTTAACGTGAAAGACTACATCCAAACACTCGGTCGCATCCACCGCGCAAACGCAAAAAGCCCTGCTACTCAAAGGGTTCTAGTGGCATCAAAAACTATTGAAGAAAAGATTATTGACAGCATGGAGAAAAAGAGACACTCTCTGGAAACACTTCATGCCCCACTCGGCACAACCAACGTAGAACACTAAAATGCCAAACGAAATAAAATCAAGAATTGAGGAGTTCGAGAAGCTCCACGAAGAAGCCAAAAAGCGCTTTGAAGAGCAGCACCAAGAGCTACTTGACAACCACAATAGGCGTATGGATTCTCTTCGTGAGAACTTTCAGGCTTTACGTCAAGCGCACGGGGCTGTTGCGGCGGATACCCAAGAAGCTGGCGATACAAGCCCTACGTAACTCGAATTTTTACGCTCAAAGCGTAACCCTAAAATGCCAGCCAAAGAGGACATTATCCAAAACCACGAGGAAAGTTTGGATGAATTTCATGCCAGTTACCAAGCTGTGCTTGAAGCATATGAGGAAGCAAAAGCTGAGGCTCTTAGGCAATTCAATCAAACGTACCAAGATATAACCGCCTCGTATGAGGCAGCAAAAGCTGCGGCTCTTGCACAAATAGATCAAGTGTACCAAGATTTAATATCAAGCTACGCAGCTCAAAGTTCCGCCACCATCGCAGCTATTCAAGGACAAGACCAAGCAATAGTTAGCGCCCACGAACAATTTCTCTCTGAGCTTTCTGCGACATACCAAACAGCACTCGCGACTATCGAGTCACTAATAGATGCCGCACTTACTGCGTTTACTGCCGAATATGAGAGAGTATTGGAGTTATATCGCGAAGCATTAGCAACGGCTAATGCACAGCGCGGAAGCGCACAAACACTATTCGGAGAGACTTTCAATACTTTGGAAGAGCAGTATCAGGCCACACTTGCCGAGCTCATTGTCGCAGAAAATATATCCACCACACTTTACTATAACAGGTCCTTGGTAGTCAAAACGGTTTTGCTCTCAGTAAAAAATGCAATAAACGATGCGGTAAAAAGGGCGCAAGCAGCCCTTGGTGGGGGGTAATGGCAGAACGAAAACAGACACAACAACAGACACTACAACAACAGACACTACAACAAAATGACAACAGAAAACGACACACCAACTGAGCCCGTAGATGAGGCATACAACTCTCGGAGGGAGCGCCATGAGCGGCATCAAGCCATGCTCCAAGACCACAAGGATCGCAAGGCTCTTGTCCGCGAACTCCACATTAAAGGCTGGCACAAGTTCCGTCTCTGCCCTAACACCTTGGTCTAAATTACTATGAACGTAGAAGCCGGAGACCTGATTGAAAACCTCGACATTGATAGCCTCGACCACGCGGAGAAATTCCTTCTGGCCACCGAGTCCCGCGTTGGTCCCATTGGTTCTGATGGTCTAAGAGAGATTGAGCTTCTCTGTGCCAACGGAAACCGTTGGGGCTTCCCGAAGAACGGAATTAACCACGGAAACGTAGTCTGGGCTTATACCAAAGCTAGAAAGTCCGTCGCTGAGACAGATTTTCTAAAAATGCAACTCGACAACTGCAAGTATATGTATAACACCCTTGAACGTAGCCGTGACTACTACCAGAAAAATTTTATTGACGCCCAAAAAGAAACGCTTAGTTACAAGCGCGACTTTGCCGAGGTCAGAAACCTGATAGAAACGCTTGATACCAAGCGTGCGGTGGTCGCTGAAATTAAAAACTTAATCCCCTAATCATAAACCATGAATCCTGAAACCACTACCCCTGACCATTCCGAACGCGCTCATGCTGAGTTCGGACCATCATCTCTCAAATATGTCGCCGCCTGTGCCGGATACCACGGCAAGGAGGGGACGTCAGGCGCTGCCGAAAAAGGAACGCGCATCCACGAAGCTCTGGAGGTTCGTGACCCGTCCGCTCTGCACGACGAGGAAGAAGTCAAACTCTATGAGGCCATCCTTGCGGACGAGGAAGAAATACTCAACGGTGTCTTTGGTGACACCCCTAAGATCACCGAACGAGAAATTCGGCTCCACCTCAAACTCGATGCGGCCACGCCGACCTTCGGCACATGCGACCTGCTAGTGCATAACGCAGAGGGCGTCGCCGTGATGATCGACTACAAAACAGGCATCAGCAAGATCGACGAGCCTGAGAAGAACTGGCAATCCAAAGCCTACGCTTTGGCGGTATTGCAGATGTTCCCCCACATACACACGATTAAGTTCGCATTCATCGTGCCGCTCAACGGTGGTATTCTCAGCGGGGTCTTCAAGCGCGAGCAGATAGCTGATCTACGTAATCAGATTTCTGAGATAATCAGGAAAGCAGAGGTCACACGACCCAAATGGGAGACAGGCTCGATTGAGATCGACGACGTCACGCCCTCGGTGAACTGCCGATTCTGTAGGCACGAGGAGAGATGCCCTGCTCTAGGAGCAGTCTGCGTAGCTATCGCCGCGAGGGTTAGTCCTGACCTGCTGCCTACTGGCCCTATTAGGCCGTCCGAGGTGGGAGATCCAGAGGTTCTTGAGCGACTGTTCATCGTCGCCAAGATCGTCGAGAATTGGGCGCAGTCCATCAAGCACAAGACTACCGGTTTGGCGTTAGCCGGACACGAGTTTGAGAACCATAAGCTGCGGTCGATGGGTTCTCTCAAGAAGACGATCGAGAAAAACTACCTCGCCCAACTCGCTGTGAAGCACGGCTTGGGTCTCGATGAGGTTATCGAGGCTGCTGACCTGACAATGGGTCAGCTCTCGAAAGCCCTCCACGAAAAAACGCCTAGAGGAAAAAAATCTTTTGTTGTTGACAGCTTCGAAACCGAAGCTATTGATCTCGGCATCGTCGAGGTCGGACCGACACGATACACACTTTCCTCACGATGAGGAAAAAAGGGAGTTACGGCTGTCCCCTTTAGTAAGCGAACGCAACAACCGATCAGAACCAGAAAACAGTAATATGAGCACAGAAGCACTAAGCACAAACACAGCAACCGGACTTGCCTTTGCAGCGCAAGACATCGACATCCCTCGCCTTAACGTCATCCAAAAGATGTCGGAGATCGAAGGACCTATCGGTTCGGTTGTGATTGACAAGGACTCCGTCCTCCTCGAAGCCGAACAAAAAACTCCGGTCGTTGTGATCGGTGCAATCAAGCGGTGGAAAGAAGACGTTCCTTTTGGTGAGGACTACATGCCGAAGATCGCTTCTAACGAAGCCGACGCAAAAAGCCTCGCCCTAGAGAGCGACTACGACATAACGGAGTTTGCTGAAATCATCCTGCTTATCCCTCAAGTCGGCGATGATGACGCAATGTTCCCTTACCCAATCGGCGACACCAATTATCAGATTGGTCGTATCACCGTTCAGAAGGATGCCTACCGCATGACATACAAGCGTCTGTTCACCTTCTCGACGTTCAACCCTGACGTTCCGGTGTCTTCCAGATTTTGGAACTTCGGAACTGAACTGATGTCCAAAGGGAAGTACAGCTGGTACGTGCCAATGCTGGCCGCTACTAAAGACAGCGTACCGACTGAAGTAGCTGAGTTCGCCGCACGCCTCACAAAAGGGGGTGGCCAATGATTACTGCCCTTGATAATCCGCTCGCGCTCCTAAAGCGTGAGCTCGACTCCATCCGCAGCGTGGTTACTGAGATCGACGGTAACATCACCAAACTCAACGATCAGATCACTGAGCTCACGGTTCAGAAGGCGTCTTTGAATCTAGTGGCAACTGCCCTCGATAACGAGATGGATCGCATCCGACTGGCTCCTCAGCAGCTTGAGCTGAATCTGGAGCTAGACTAACAACACACTTACCGCGCACGATACGCTAGACCAGTGTATCGTGCGCGGTTTCTTTATGCCCATAACATATGATAACTTACGCTATTGACTTTGAGTCGTATTACGACAGTGACTGTTCCATCACAACATTGGGACCGAGGGGTTACTTTTCACACCCTCAATTCGACGCCTACATGGTAACAGTAGTAGGCGATGATGGTTTTGTTTACGCTGGATGTCCGAGAGAGTTTGACTGGTCTATGCTGAACGATCAGGTAGTACTAAGCCACAACGCTTCATTCGACGAAAGCCTGTATCTTTACGGGGTTGAGGTCGGTTGGTTCAGTCCATGCAGCCCCGCTGAGTGGCACTGCACAGCCGACATGACAGCGTTCCTTGGCCTCCCACGATCTCTGAAAAACGCATCAGCAGCGGTATTCGGCTTGGAAATCAGCAAGACTACTCGTGACAACATGAAGGGTAGGCAGTGGAACTTGATGACCGACGACTTCAAAAAAGAAGTTACCGAGTACGCCATTAAGGACTCCGAGCTTTGCTTACGCTTGTGGCAGGAACTGTCTGACGGGTGGCCTCAAACGGAACGAGACATCAGTGAGCTCAATCGAAAGGTTGGGCAGAGGGGTATCCCGATTGATACGACGCTACTCAAGAAGAACCTCGAACAGATTCGGACCGAGCTGTTTAATGCAGAGCAGTCTATCCCTTGGGTTGGGGACAGCACACCGCTGTCGCGTAAAGCCTTCAACAACCAGTGCCGAACCCAAGGTATCGTACCTCCGGCTTCGCTCGCCGCTGGTAATGAAGAAGCAGACAAATGGTTTGCCGCATTCCAAGACGCGTGCCCTTGGGCGCGTGCCGTGCAGAACTACCGACGCATCAATGCTCTCCTCCGTAAGCTGGAGGCATTTGATGGCGGAACAATGCCTGACGGCAGATACTACGGTGGCTTGATGTACTGTGGCGCTAACCCAACGGCACGTTTTAGTGGCAGTGGCGGTAACCTAAACCTGCAAAATCTCCCGAGAGAAGAAATGTTCGGCGTAAACTTCCGCCACATGATTAGGCCGAAGGACGGATACAAGCTGATTGTTGCTGACTTGTCGCAGATCGAAGTCCGCACCCTGTGCTGGCTGGCTGAAGACAGAAAAGCTCTCGACCTTATCCGCGAGTCGGACGACATCTACCATGCGTTCGGTGTGCTGCTAGGCTTGCACGATCCTGCTAACGGCCCCTTGAAGGAGTATGACAAGAACCTTCGACACAAGGTGAAATCAATAGTTCTAGGCTGCGGCTATGGCATGGGGGCTACCAAGTTCTCCGCCTTCAGTGGCCTGTCCACAGAGGAGGCTGAGAAGGCAGTTAAGCTGTATCGCGAACGTATGCCCACAGTGCCAAAGTTCTGGCGTTCACTAGATCAGAATATGGCAACTGCCTGTGCGGTCGGCGAACCCTTCGAGCTTAGACTTCCGTCCGGTCGTGCCTTGCGCTACGGGAAGATCAAGCGGATGAAAGAAGCTGGCTCGCTCAATCGGTTCCGCCATATTGGAAAGATCGTTCGCAACGGCCAACTCCGCGACTTCCAGTTGTGGGGTGGCATCCTTACCGAAAACATGTCACAGGGACTAGCGCGAGACATCTTCTCAGACATGATGCTGCGAGTGGACGCAGCGGGATTTCCCGTCATCCTTCACGTCCACGACGAAATGGTTTGCGAAGTGCCGGAAGCGCAAGCTGAAGAAGCTCTTGCAAAGATCCTTGAGATCATGCACACACCGCCGACGTGGATTCCCGACATTCCGGTCGCCGCTGAAGGACACATATGCGACCTCTACTCCAAATAATACAACACCATATATGAAATACAGATACCTTAAAAACCACCGCGCTTCCATCGTAACTTCGATTGAAGACCCATCGGCCCTATCGTTCACTAAGCCGTCGTTCGCGACAAAGGCGGAGTATCGAGCGTGGTGCGCCGACGCAAACACCGACCACTGCTTTTACTCAATGGCGGAAGGTGACAGCCCCAACGGACGAATTAGCGAGGACAACCCCATCAACAAGCTACATGGTTTTGTGGCGGACTTTGACGCTCCGGTTGATTGGCCGAATATCGACAACATAATCAAGATCAGATGCGACGGTGGCCACATGCCAACGTGGCGGACGCGAACCCAGTCGGGCTACATACGGCTAGTCTGGGAATTTGATAAAGTCTTGCCGATCGCCCCCGCCCTCGCGGAGTCGTTTATGAAACGCCTGTCCGACGGACTGAAGGCTTCGATGCTGCTTGCGGGCTTCGATAAAACTAGCCTGAAGCCGTCTCAATACTTTGAGTTAGGCGAGGATTGGACTAGGATCGGTGACCCCATACCCATATCCTTTGCCAGAACTGTGCTCCTAAAAGCGGCGAATGACACCCCTATCCGCACCGAGGATACGAGTATCCCACTTGACGAGATCGCTGCTGAAGTAGCCCGTCGGTTCCCAAACCGCTGGAAGGGTGATTTTGTTGTCGGTGCTCGCGGTCCGTTGTTCTGGATTGACGACGGCATTGACCGTGATGGGTGTCAGGTTCGGGAAGACGGAGTGATCTGTTACTCTGACCGCGCTGGCACTGGCTTCAAACCGTGGGCTTCGGTATTGGGCAAACAGTTTGTAGCGAAGCACGAAGAGAAAAAACTATCCAGTCTCCTCGACCAGTATTGGTTCAACGGCAAGGCATACTACAAGCTCCTTAACGGAGGGCCTGTCATAATCCCCAAAGAACAACTTGTGCTAGAGCTACGCAAGGCTGGTTTCTGCCCCAAGCTAAAGAAGAACCAGACTATCTCTGAAGTGGAGCAGGCGTTACTCACAATATCCAACGATTGTCGGGTCGAAGAGGTCGCTCCGGTTGTCTTCTCGAAGGAGCGTGTGGTGGGCTTTAATGGCAGGAAGATATTGAACAACTGCCGCACCACTGCTGTAGCCTTTGCTGACAACGGCGATCCAGCTAACTGGCCGTGGATTGAGGCGTTCATTACTCCTTTCTTCGCGAAGAGCGCCGAAGGACATGAGACGCTACCTTACTTCCTTGCTTGGTTTCAGCGCCTCTACAAAGCTGTGCTGGAGTATCGGTTGGATCAAGGGCAACTGATGATCCTACTAGGACCAGCCGGACACGGAAAGACGCTACTGACTAACAAGATCATCGGTACGTCAGTCGGCGGATTCAGCGACGCTTCGGACTATCTGTCTGGCAAGACTAGCTTTAACCGCGACCTCTGCGGATCGGCGGCGTGGGTCGTGGATGACCAGACGGCGGCGGCTACCTATGCAGACCAGCGTAAATTCGTTGAGCTCACCAAACGTTGCGTAGCTAACCCAAGGCTGGAGTATCACGCTAAGTACGCCGACGCCATCCCACTTCCGTGGTCGGGTCGAGTCATGATGTCGCTTAACCTCGACGCTAACTCGCTTGCGGCGTTACCGTCTTTAGACAGTAGTAACCGAGACAAGATCATTGCGCTCCGAATCAACAGCGGGCACAAGGTTAAGTTCGGCTCAAATGAGTTCGTCGAGAGCACCATTAACGCGGAACTGCCGTTCTTTCTTAGGTGGCTCTACGACTGGCAACCACCGATCGAAGTCAAAGATGCCAGCCGTTTCGGTGTTAAGACCTACATCGACTCGTTCATTGAAGCCGCAGCATACGACAACAGCTCGCGTTCGGCTATCGCTGAGATGGTGGAGTTCTTTGCCAAGAAGGTACGCGAGACAGTCGCTCTGACCAAGTGGCGCGGCACTCTTACTGAGTTCACCGTCGTGCTACACGAATGTAACGGCGGTAGGTCAGTGGGCAATAGTGGCAACCTTGAGTTTGTGCGTCGAGGCATGACAGTACTTGAAGAAGTTAGTCAACATAACAAAGGCATTAGACCCGTTCGCAGCAAGGGTCAGGGTGGCGGTAAGATCTGGGAGATTGACCTCTCAGAAGCTTTCGACATCGACCAAGGTGGCGATTTCTAAGTCGGGTTGTCAGACCCGCCCTTTTGTGACTTTCACGGAGGGCGGGTAAAGCTCCGATATGGGCAAGACGTACTCGTCAGCGAACGACAGCTTACCGTCGTTAGGGTCCACGTTTCCTTTTGAGAGAAACAAGGCATTCTCCATAAACTTTCTCGCTGGCATCCAGCCCACAAGCGTGGCTAGGGTCATCTGCTGATTGCACCTAACGAAATAGTAGACATTACATTTGCTACTGAGCTTTTCCTTACTGGCCTCGCTACCGTACACGCGAGCGACATAATGGGGTTCTGGCACACTTGCGGCCTTTGTAGTCTTGACGTCAACCGTGACACCGTTCTTTAGGACAATATCATAAGCAAAATTAACGTCGCCGACACGGCTACCTCCAATCTCACGGTGGACAAGTATCTCGCCCATCATTCCGATTTCGTTGCCGCGCCCGCGTGCGATAGACCCCCGTAGCACACCCATTGCTTTTGCCTCGGCACGCGCTTGTTTCCGGTCTTCGCCGGATGGCTTGGTAACTATCATCAGTACAGTTGTGTGATTCGGTTGAGGTTGCCCGTACCATACGGATCAACATTCAATCTTGGGATGGCAGCACCACGCGATGACGCGGCTTCCTCTTCCATGAGCTGCATGCACTTGTTCCAGTGGTATTCAGCACGCTCGATGTCCGCGTTGTCCTCCATCAGACGACCTAGCAGTCCCTGTTTCAGAGCTCCGACGTTGCTGACATACACGATGTCGTTGTCGAAGCGGAGAGGGTGGAAAGCGCGTTTGCAAAGAACATGCACAACGGTCTGTCCGTCGGTGGCGTTATTCAGGCGGAATCTCCGATAGCGAGTGACACCGGAATCCGGTCCGACTGTGGCGATGGTGGTGTCCGCATTGGCAGCAGCTGTCCGAATATCGTATAAGTCAGTTAGGAAGTCGAACTGGATGCTTATCACTGAGCTAATCGACTGTGCGAACGTAAGGGGGACGTCGCTGTCTGAGACGGGGTCGGTTGTGGACGTATAGATTTTATCTCCATCAGTCGCTGTAACGGAAATGGTGCCGCCGTTGCTCGCATTAAAATTGGTGCGTGTCGGTGAATGGTCCGACGGAACGATGTGTAAAGTGTTTGTTGCGGTTTCAATAAGCCGCTTGATGGGGTGGTATCCCGCATCAATCAGACCGAAGGACAAGTCAGTCGTACCGGTATTCATGCCAACGGACTTAAAGTCGTGCCATAGGGACCGAACAGGAACAGGCTGGTTGTCTACGATCGTATGCAGGACGGCGTCAGCTTCGTCTGGCAAGGTAATGCAGTTGTCAACTACTGGTAAACTGTACTGGATGGTCAAGTCCCGATACGTACCCATATTGTAGATACGAGACAAAACCTGACTTAGGCTCGATTTAAAATCGCCACTCGGCTCGATGTAGCTACCGAGCAGGGGGGCTAGCTGGTTGACAGTGGTGGCGGGCATTACTTCTTTAAGGTTTTACAAGTCAAAATGTACACGAGAAGAAACCAAGGGTCAAGGATAAAGGTTTCGGGAGTGGTTTGCGGCGATGGTCTGGTATTTTAATTTGGTGACGTGCATGGTTAACAATCAGAGTAAATTCTAAATGTTAGCGTTCCTTCGTTGTCACTATAAAGCGTGTCAAAGAAAAAGAAATAATAATCACCCGCAGCATTAACTGTAAAAGCTTTGGGGCTCATAGCTTTAGCGGCTGCTTCTGCATCTTCCGATGTATATGTTGGGTCGCCAATAAATATCGCCCTCCCAGGATCAGCCCCAAAAGTCATATAAAGGGCAATTATCCATTTGACAAGTGTGGTGGTAGAAGGTCGAAACCTAGCCACCCCCGAAATATATTCACAATAGTATACTCCAGCCCGTGGGAGCTTGAGAGTTACGCCACCTCCAGATGATGTGGTATATACTGTAATCGTTTTATCGAAGCAGCAGCAACACGACGGAAGCCCATTCTTGGTGATGATCTTCCCCTCAGCGGTGATCTTGATTGTAGCCATAATTTATGAAGAGGAGGATGAGTAGGTTTCTTCGCATTCCTCGGTTTCTGACCATGATGGTACTGTGCCATCGTGGGTCAGGACGTAGATCGAAGAGCTGGCTGGAGGGGCTTCAAGCAATACCCAGCTCTTTTTTTCCTCGTCCCAATAAAGCATGTCGCCGTTTTTTTTACCATCGCGTGGAGCGGTGTAGTAGCTTGAGCTCTCGGGTTTTTCACTTGTATGGTCATCGCCAGACGTATTATCCCCTACGACGAACGACGCTTCAGCCCTTACGTAGATCAGACACTCCTTCTTTCCATCTCCGCGAGTGAGAAACAACGGAACTAAGCTCGATGTATCCATCTCTGGCAAAGAGTAGTCTTCTCTCGGGGTAAATATATTCGCCGAGCTATCGACTAAATTCATATTATTTAGCTCATCTAGTTTTGAGCTACCCCCCTTTTGTCTGCTAACATCCGTGGATGGCGTGGTATCCATTTGATCCCCATAAATTTTTAGGGCGGAGACAGCGTCTAGCTTTGGGGTTATGGGGCCGTCGAGACGAGAGACAAAGGAAGCGTCTAGCTTTGGAGTTATGGGGTCGTCGAGACGAGAGGCCGTTGTTTCCGGTGCGGGAACGGTGGGAGTGGCGGGAGTGGCGGGAGCGGGGACAAGGACGGGCGCGGGGGGCGGTAGCTGGCTTTGGAAGTTAGAAATACTGCTTATGATGGGAGTAGTTACCGTTGGGGGCCTAGGTAAGTCAAAGTCAATGAAGTTACCCTTAAACGTAGGGCTTACTCCATTTATTTTAACTCTTTCAAATACAGACTCAATCGTGGCTGCTACGTTCGGGGCGTTAAAGAGCCCACCTATGGGTGTAAGAATAGGTAAGGGTGGCGCTTTTGGGTTATCTGTTAAGACTATACTTGGATCACTTACCGTTATTTTCTGATTGAGATCAGTAATCGGGTCTACGTTGTGTGCATCGTTAGCCATAATTTAAAGATTTCCTAGATATACCTCAACTATTTCAGTTACCCATATACCATCCTGCCAGTGGTTCGACGATACATCTTCAATAACCCATTGACCGTCTTCAAGAGAAGTAGGCTCTGTGGCAGGGATATTTATGTTGATGTTGATCTCGCCCACAGTCACAGATATGTTACGTCTAAGGCAAGCGGGTATCTGTAAAGACAGAACGCTCTTACCGAACGATACGGAGTTGGACTCAGACGAACTATCGGACAAGGACCTACTGGTTGAGCTTCCGGTGTTTTCCGAAGTAGAGCTACCGGAGCTATCCGACGTAGAAGTGCCTGAGTTCCCTGAAGTAGAACTTCCAGAACTGTTCGACGAAGAGGCGCTTGTGTTGCTTGAAGTAGAGCTACCGGAGCTATTCGACGTAGAAGTGCCCGAGCTCCCTGAAGTAGAACTTCCAGAACTATTCGACGAAGAGGTGCCTGTGTTGCTTGAAGTGGAGCTACCGGAGCTATTTGCGTCAGAGGTACCTGTGTTTGATGAAGTAGAAGTGCCGGAGCTATCGGACGTAGAAGAGCTTACGTTGTCTGAAGTAGAACTACCGGAGCTGCTTGACGTAGAAGAGCCGTTGTTACCGGAATAGTTGTTGCCAGAACTACTGGAGGAACTACCACTAGAGCTAATACCTACAACGGTCTTTGTGCCAACGATGTTTTGAGCCCCATTTCCCGCAGGTGCCCCTCTGTCTCCGGTTCCTTTATACACCGTATCAGTAGATTCCGATGAGCCTCCAGAACCGCTACCCGAATAGGATGATTGCACACCATAGTTATTAGAGGCGGACGTTCCGGAGCTTGTAGAGTTGGACGTTCCGGCGTTTGAAGAAGTAGATGTCCCAGCACCACTGGAGGTGGACGATCCGGTGTTTGTAGAACTGGACGTTCCGCTGTTCGAAGAAGTAGACGACCCACTGCTCGAAGAGCTGGACGTTCCGGTATTAGTGGATGTGGACGACCCCGTGCTTGTGGAGTTGGACGTTCCGGTGTTATCAGAGGTGGACGATCCGGTGTTTGTGGAGTTCGACGTTCCGGAGCTACTAGATGTAGACGATCCGGTGTTTGTGGAAATGGACGTTCCGGAGTTATTAGACGTAGACGATCCGGTGTTTGTGGAAGTGGACGTTCCGGAGTTATCGGAAACAGAAAGGCTATTTGAAACGGAGCGGCTCTCCGACTCTCTATCGTACTCTGTGATATAAACAAACTCTTCCGTCTTGTATACCCTACCAGAAAAGTCTTTCTCCGGAGGACCGAAAGTGAATTTCCTAGTCCAACGAGCAGGCAGGATTCCGTCATACTGGGGTTTAAATATTGGAACCAACGTCGGATTCTGTTTAGAATCCACTATTTCGATGCGATCCAATACTCTAGGTAAATTAGAGGCTCTCCGAGATCCGTACCAAACTTGATCTTCTGGTAGCGTATACAAACGGGTCTCTTGGCGAGACTGTCTGATCGAATCTGGGTCCCTGCTGACGGCACGAACAATCCCGTTATCTTCGCTCGGGTTTTCACCGATGTCCGAATCCGGATCTACTCGACTACGTTCAATCTCCACACGGATACCGTAGCGCGGGTCGAAGAGAACACCCCGTAGATCAGAGAACCCTATGTCGTAAGTGTCGTCATCATCATTGAAATCTGTAATCGCGACCTTGGTAGTCTTCACGGCCTTCCCGTTTCCGATCGCCATCACGGAGGACTCGACTACCCCTGTGTAAGTATCCGGAGCATCTGCCTCCCCGACATGCGACTCTAGGATGACGTAGTCCTGATCTTCTGCTGACCGTGAAATCGTAGAGAGGGGGAGGATGTAGACGTGTTCCTCCCTAACGAACAAGCTGTCAAATTCGCTTTCCGCCCGAACCTGATTGATCTCATGTAGTATATACCCATCCTCAAACTTACCGAGGGGGATGTTCGGCATTGCAGAACCCAACAGGGGTTCGGTTAGGTCGAACGACTCCCGTGGTGATAGGTATGTCCGCTTCACCATGGGAACAGACAGAGTGCCGACGCGTAAGCGACCTACCTCAAAGTTGTAGAGGTCTTGGTTCTCGCGATCCGCTGCGTAGAAGAACTCAAAAAGCCCGTCACGCTCGATGTCTACGGGCTTAACGTAGACGAGTTTATGGTGAGGCCACTTACTCGTATCGGGATGCGGGGTTCCGTATTCAGGAATCAGGATGCGGTTGCAGTCTCGGACTTCGCTGAATAGGACATCACCAATCAGAGGAGTCGGAAAAATCTTCCGATCCTGCCTAAACGGTGCTTGTGGTAGGGCTGAGATTGGCATAATTTTAGACGAGTGCTATTGCTATCACGTTCATGAAGTCTACGGTTGCACTATTTGTGGCATCTACATTCATAACAAACACTTCAATAAAGTCAGACGGCGCTAGGGTAAGAAGACATTGGCACGACACATGAGCCAAATTTCCAGCACCTACGCCTGTTGCTGCACTAGCTGACGGAGCAACTATTGACGCTGATGCGTTCTTACAAAATGCAAACCTATAATCATTCGAGCTAGTCCCATGAAAACTTATCGCCGCCGTTAGCATATACTTACGCGTTTCAGTTCCTGTATAAGTTAATCTGTTATTAGCAGGTTGTATGAAAATCCCAGTTGTAGTTAATACTGTCGTTCCAGCAACTTTTACATAAACCCCAGACGTGGGTATTGGTGTTGCGGTGATGGTCGTAATATAATACTCAGCGATTGCGGATTCGCCGAATCCTGTGCCCCCTTTCGAGATGGGTAGAACCCCACTAACGCCAGTGGTTAGCGACAGACCAGTGCAGTTTGTGAGCGTACCAGAAGTAGGTGTGCCTAAGATAGGCGTGATTAAAGTCGGAGAAGTAGCTAGTACGTTGGCTCCGCTTCCAGTTGAAGTAGATACGCCAGTGCCACCGTTCGCGGCGGGTAGAGTTCCAGTAACGCCAGTGGTTAGCGGCAAACCAGTGCAGTTTGTAAGCGTACCAGAAGTAGGTGTGCCTAAGATAGGCGTGATTAAAGTCGGAGAAGTAGCTAGTACGTTGGCTCCGCTTCCAGTTGAAGTAGATACGCCAGTACCACCGTTCGCGACGGGTAGAATCCCACTAACGTGAGTGGCAAGCCCTACCTTTCCGTAAGCAGGAGCTACGCCTACACCGCCAGAGAGGAGAACGTTGCCTGTAGCGGCATCAGCTAAGCCCAATGTGGACCGCGCAGAAGTTGCGTTAGCTTGCCTTAAAAATCCGGTAGACGCTTCTAGCATGAAGGAGGACGATCCAATCTCCGCAACAATCCCAGATCCGGAAGTAGGCTTACCTAAGATGGAGTAGCCCGCCACGTTCTGTATCTTACCGAGGGTGACGGCATTGTTGGAGATAACGGTAGCTCCTTGAGTTCCAGTTACGTTGCCCGCGAGCAATCCGGTAAAACTGGCGGCGCTCCCCGACACATTACCAGTCACGTTGCCCGTAAGCGGCCCACTGAATGTGCCGGATGTTACCCCAGTAAAGGTTGGGTTGGCGGCGTCTGCTTTCAGATTGAGCGCCGCCTGCTGCGCCGTCGAGACTGGCTTGTTCGCATCGCTGGTGTTATTCACGTTGGCGAGACCCACCATCGACGCGGTGATGCCGCTCACAGTTCCCGTGAATGTCGGGCTGGCAAGGTTAGCTTTGAGATTAAGTGCTGTTTGCTGCGCCGTCGAGACTGGCTTGTTCGCATCGCTGGTGTTAGTCACGTTGGGTAGACCTACCATCGACGCGGTAATTCCGCTTACCGTCCCAGTAAAGGTTGGGCTGGCAAGGTTAGCTTTGAGATCGAGTGCCGTTTGCTGTGCCGTCGAGATTGGCTTGTTCGCATCGCTGGTGTTAGTCACGTTTTCCAAGCTCAGGACAGTGCGCGTCTGCGCTGCCGTCAGATCTTCAGGGTCGCCTGTGCCTGCGGTGGTGCGACCTTTGATTGTCGCGGTTGCCATGTTGGCGAGCTTGGCGTTCGTCACCGCGTCGTTAGCGATCTCGGTGCTGGTAACAGCGTCGTTAGCTATCTTAGAGTTGGTGACAGCGTCGTTGGCAATCTTAGCGTTTGTAACGGCGTCGTTGGCAATCTTGGCGTTTGTAACAGCATCGTTGGCAATGGTCGCTACGCCCGTATTCGATACCGTGACATTCCCAGTAACTGCAACCGACGCGGGGACGTTCGAGCTGTTGCCCACAAGAATGTTTCCGCTGGTCAGGGTCGCCAGCTTACTGAACGCGATCGCTGCGTTTGCTGCAACGGACGCGTTTACGACGGAGCCTGCGGTTGGCGTGCTAGAGCCAACGTCGGAAATAATCAGGGTGTAGGAATCGGATGGCATTGTTTTAGACGGTTGGTTCTATGGGAGATCCTTTTGTTGCATTGTCGCGCACAGTCACGGAGCCTTCGATGAGCCGCTCCGACACACCGCTGCGACGCATAAAGATGTCGTAAACGTATCTGCCAGAAGGCTGGAGCGCTAGTGTATTCGCTTCCGTGAGGTTGAACGATACCTGACCGTTTACTCCGCTATCCAAGATCGTTGGGGTGAACGAGGTAGCTTTCCTACGAGAAGTTACGTCACGAATGTCAGCGTAGAACGCGGCACTACCAATGTTGACAAAGCTGCCCGACGTATTCTGAATTGTCAGAATGAACGTGTATTCGGCTGCGCGATCAATGGTGATGTTGTAGTTGGCTGCGAGCATTGAGTAGGTTTGTTAATTAAACAGCGAGACTCCCACTAAGGCGGAACAGGCTTTCAAGGTTACAGGATCGAAGTTTTGATTGAGTCGAGCAATGCACAGTTGCTCTCACCCAGTGCAGCGTTGATCGCGGCGGCACTGATGGCAGCAGTAGCGGGACGTGCAGGGCGAGCGCGGATACTAGCGACCGGCTGGTATCCTGTCGGCGGTAGCTGGACTCGGTGATCATGGGTTCACGATATCGAAAAGATCTTGCTCGTATTCATCGTCAATCATGTCAGTGACAAGCTCTGGATCAACAGGGTCGAGAACCTCGGCGATATCAGCTTCGTATTCTGCCATGAGTATTAGGTCTGCGTATCCCGCGCCGACCATACTGGATATCAAATCCTCATCACCCGGTTTAAGCCTCCACTTGTCGATGAACAAATACTTTTTTTCATTTGAGCCTACCTCAAGATCATCCCAATTGGGTATTGCCTGCTGTGTGTAAGCGTCAGGAAAACCTCGTGACTCATCCAATAACGCCTGAGTTTGTGCGTATGCCTCAGGTGAGTGAAGTCTGAAAAATAGGTATGTTTCGTCGTTCATAATAGTGTGCCGTTTAGCCGTGGTGTCCACCCACGTGATTTGAGGTTGGTTATGGCTGTTGTGATGTTTGGTGTGCCAGTTGCAGTATTATACACGACCGTAATTTCTTTTCCACTTGCTGGAGCAGATTTTCCTGATGCGGCAATTGAATTAAAAATATTCTCCACACTAGTGGCAGTTAGATTAGTGGTATTTCCCCACGTGTTCAAGAAGCAATCTGCAATAGGAATGCCAGTCCAACTATCAAAAAATCCTGCGGGAAATGATGTCAGCGATCCGCAATTGAACCATGTGTAGTTAAAGGTTGTTCCTTTACTTGTGTCTATCAACGGAAACGATGTCAGCGATGTGCAATTGAACCATGCGTAGCTAAAGTTTGTTCCATTACTTGTATCGAGTAAAGGAAACGATGTAAGCGATGTGCAATTGAACCATGCGGCATTAAAGTTTGCTCCACTACTTGTGTTTATCAATGGAAACGATGTCAGCGATGTGCAGCTTAACCATGTTTCGCTAAAGCTTGTCCCTTTACTTGTGTCTATCAACGGAAACGATGTCAGCGATCCGCAGCCTGACCATGTGTAGTTAAAGAATGCCCCATTGCTTGTGTTTATCAATGGGAAAGATGTTAGCGATCCGCAATTGAACCATGTGTAGCTAAAGGTTGTTCCTTTACTTGTGTCTATCAACGGAAACGATGTAAGCGATGTGCAATTGTACCATGCGTAGCTAAAGTTTGCTCCACTGCTTGTGTTTATCAATGGAAACGATGTAAGCGATGTGCAATTGAACCATGCGAAGCTAAAGGTTGTTCCTTTACTTGTGTCTATCAACGGAAACGATGTCAGCGATCCGCAATTGAACCATGTGTAGCTAAAGGTTGTTCCATTACTTGTATCGAGTAAAGGAAACGATGTAAGCGATGTGCAATTGAACCATGCGGCATTAAAGTTTGCTCCACTACTTGTGTTTATCAATGGAAACGATGTCAGCGATGTGCAGCTTAACCATGTTTCGCTAAAGCTTGTCCCTTTACTTGTGTCTATCAACGGAAACGATGTAAGATTACTACAGTCAGCCCATGCACTCGTAAAGTTTGTTCCACTGTTTGTATCTATCGACGGAAAGGAGGTTAGAGAACTACAACTTGACCATGTGTTGTTAAAGTTTGTAACTGAAGAAAAATCATTATGACCAAATTCTACAATATCGGATCTATTTTTCCACCAGTCTATCACACTGGTTCCTACTACATTGCTTGCCGCACCTCGACCAATAAGAATTTGTCGTGCTTTTTGAATCATAGCTGCGCTTGCATTAGCTGGCAAGTAGATCACTCCATACAAGTCACCAGTCAGGTTCAATGCCCCTTGATTTCCGAAAAGCCTGATCGCACTTTGAGACGATGCGTTTATACGATAGGCAAAAGTGCCGCGCGAAGTGCCAACAATTTGCCAGCCAGCTTGTGCCACAGGTGTATTAAATGTAAGAACATCGCTCGTATCGGCAAAGGTAACGCGATTAGACCCACTGTATTGTGGCTGGTTGAGTGAAACACCTTGAGATAGTGTTCTGCCAATGTCATTCGCATCAGCAGTAGATGACCATGAAGAAACCAGCAATGGACTTCCGCCTACGACTGTAACTGAAGATGCGGCACTGGCATCGTAAAAATACAAAGCGACAGATACTGGGTTAGGCGTGGTAAAACCTATTTTTCGTGCGGCGAACATATTATGGTGTGAAGTTTTGAATTGCCGATCCGCTCCATGCAGTCCCATCTGCAATAAAGGAAATCAAGTCATAACGACCAGCGGTGCTAGTGATGACGGGAGCTATGTTTTCCGGCCATTTGACTCCAGTAAAGGTGGCTGCAAATCCACCTGCACCTGTGATTACCTTAAGTGTAAAACTTTTACCTGCCGTCGCTGTCGGCATTGTAAATACGCAGTTTCCTGTGAGTGTTACAGTTTGAAATGTTTCCGACGCGATATTTAGCGTTTTGGTTGTTCCGCTGTTCCCGATTGCAAGAACAGTTTCTGTAATGCCAGCTAAAGTTGTGTTTTCTTGCGCCGTTAAACCGTGTGGAAAATTAGCAGGACCAGTTCCTGCCGTATCTGTAAAGCCACTACCACCAATTGGTGTCACCTCCCACACCGCAGCGTCTTCCGTTGAGTCAGTGCAGACATAAACTGTGCCGTCATCAAGGATGCGGCGCGAACCAACGATGTAACCTTTAGTGTCATCGTCAGTTGCGGTAGGAACGGTGGTAAATCCGTATTGCTCAACACGAATCGTGAAACCGTCTTGACCCATAACGTAAAGCCGTCCCGCTTCCCACTTGAGCTCATAGTCAAGCGAGCAGACCAAAGCGACACCGCCTGCGCCTCCGTTGCCAGCGTCAGTTAGTCCTTCCCTGAGTCGTGAGGCGTTAGCGAAGTTAATGTCCGCGCCAGCGTCCATCGTGCCGCCTGCGAGTGGTAGGAAAACGGTTGCTGGATCTGATTCAGCTAAGAAGGAATCCATTGCGGAAGATAATGTTAAGTCAGGCATAATTTTATGGGCGTTTGTAGATTGAGGTTCCGTCAGGGCGTAAGTAATTAGATACACCATCTGGGCGTAGGTATGTATATAATCCAGAAACCCCACCCGAAAGTAGCGTGCCCACCTTACCAAGAATATTTCCTAAACCTAAACGCATTAGAGTGCTTTGTAGAGAACGATTGGGCAGTTGATGCGGGCGGAGGAACCACTTGCGATAACAAGTGGAGTGAACAGCGTGTAGCCGTCAGCGAAGGTGATGCTGGTCTGAGTGCCACTAAGGATGGGCGCTTCAGCCGCAGAGAACGCTGTGGTGATTGCTCCACCGCCACCTACGAAGCTAAGGGCGCAGTATTGGCCAGCAGGAATCGCGGTAGTGGGTGGTACAAGCTGTGCGCCAGCTTCGCCGAAAGATTGTTTGTCGATGTCGTTTGTCATGGGTGTAGGTTACAGGGTTAAGTGCTCGGGGTCAACTACGTTTTGGGGATTTCATAGCCCGCTCAATAGCGATAAGGAAACCTCCGCCATCACCGCCGCCTTGTTTGGAGCAGCCGCCTTGTTTGGAGCAGCCGCCTTGTTTGGAGCAGCCGCAGGGTCCTTCGCCGTATTCCTCTTCCTCGCCTTCCTCGCCTTCCCCGCCTTCCTCGTCCTCTTCGCCTTCGTAAGATACGGTTTTGTCGCCTAACTCCAACGCCATGAGCTTATCTCCGTGACGAATAAAGAGTCCGGTAAGGCTAAAGGGTTTAGTCTCAGCGTCGCTCGGTAGCGAGAGTCCAGTTGGTACGGGTATCATTCCTTTCATGTTAGGTAATCAGTTAAGGCCCTAGCGTAAGCAGACGCAAGGGCGGATTTGTTTCGGGTGTAGAACTCGGTCTCTTTTTTGTTGGAGCCGAAGAAGGGTTCGAGGATTATAGCTGGACAACGTGTGACGCGGAGAAACAAACTGCCGCGATTATCCTTGTCAGCGGGCTTTATGCCGCGCACTTTAGCGTTTGGAAAGGTCTCTTTAAACGTCTGATTAAAGCAACTCGCCAGCATTTGCCCTTTAGCGCTGCTGTACCAATGGAGCCACTCGTGTCCTTCGGCATGTGGACCGGAAGAATTAAAGTGCAACTCTACGGCTAAAGTCGCACCTAAATTTGCTAGACGGTCGGACACCCAGTGGACGGCACTAGAGTAGGATCTGCCGTTGTATTCGTCGATAACGTGTACTGTGTGCCCTTTTTTCCTCAAGAGCTCGGCGGTAAGGCGGCCAACCTCACGGTTAAAAGTGTGTTCGCTAACACCGTCTGTGTTAACAGCGCCCTTGTCACCGCTTCTGCTATGCCCGATACAGATTCCGATGACGCTCATATGTTTAGGTTACGTGTTACAGGTCAAGCTGGGCTTGACTTACTCCTTGAAAAGTAATCGCCAGAGATGGATAAGGCCGATAATCAGTCCGATAGTGATGGAGCTAACCCTAATGCTATACTCAACTTGCTCCTGTAGACTGGTGATAACACCAACCCACGGAGCGATTGAGCAAACAGGACTGTCTAGCACCCTACCGAACAGGTTCATTATTTACTGTCGTGGGCTTTGATAAGGCCGACTCCTGCCGTTACAGCTGCAAATGCGGCCATTAGGTCTGGGGACTCTCCCTGAAGGATTTGCAGACCGACGTTGGCAAGGGTCGCGACAATAGTCAGGATACCGAGTAGTGTAGTTTTCATGGTGTTATTTAGGTTGTGGCTTCTTCATAGCCGATTCGACAGCGGACATAAAATCCATTTCTGTGTTTGCGCCGCCTTCTTGTTCCATCTCCGCTTGCATGTCCTCCTCTTCAGGCTCCTCGCCTTCTTCAGGTACAGGCATGCCGCCGACAGCGAGAGCGTAGAGCATATTGTCACGAACCTCAAAGGTCACGGGCATTTCAAACTCAGGTTGGTCAGGAACCTGAAGGCCTTTGGGTATTGGGATGTATGCGGGCATTGCGTTATTTTGGATTACTAGACGTAGCAGAAAGGGTAGCACCCTGTAGTTTTTAGGCTACAGGGTGCAGGTTGGGTTTAGTGGGTGCGATACCAGTTGGTTCCGTCGCTAAGGTAGCGAGCGGTAGTGGCAATCGCGATAACACTTGTAGCGGATGCGGAAGCAGACGCAGAGGTATAGATATTCGTAGACGGGCTAGTGACAGTCACAGCACCAGACGACGTGTTGGCGTTCTGGATAATGATGTCACGAAGGACGCCGGAAGCAGCAGGGAGAGTTGCAGCCGTTGCAGCAGTCCGACCTGAGAAGATGACAAGTCGGGTAGCAACTACGGCGGCATCGCCAGCAGCAAGAACAACATCAGAGGCACTGAGGCCATTGATCTGGTTCAAAGCAATCTTACGGACTCTAGACGAGCCAGTGGCCGTCGGGTCGTATACTGGAAACAAGTCATCGCCTGTTACGGTGGTAACTGGAGCAAGAGTTGGGAGATCATCAAGAGTTGGCATAGTGTTAAAGGGGAGGTGCTAAGGGGCTCCCGTTATGGGAACCCCTTAGCGGGTTAGTTTAGGCAGCAGGGGTGGTGCTATCCCGCTTGAACAGAATCACAAAACCAAACTCGGTCTTGATGGGCTTCGTTGCACTGGCGAGAACACCACGGAAGAAACCGATAGTGCCATCAGGGTTGAGGTCAACGGAAGGAATGTTCTTCCAGTTGAACTTACCACGATAGTTGACGGGATCGAATGTCAGACCGCTCGCGCCAGAGATTGGCTCGGGGATCTGCGACTCCATCACGTCTTGGTGAAGGACGTAAGCAGCCTCGATCGGGGCAGTCTCGTAGGACGCGTTCGGGGTGATGATACCGCTGGTGGCGGTGTACGGCTGAACGCGGGTAAGGTTGCCGTCTCCGTCATCGGTGAAGCGCGGGGCGAGGTCGTCGATCAGGTGGTAGAAACCACGGAAGGACTTCTCGACACCGAGCGGCGCGATGAGTTCGGAAACCTTAGCGTTGTTGTAGCGAACGTCGTCGCGGAAACCAGCTTCCGTTTGCAGGAAGTAGGACGCTTCGGACGAGCAAACGAGCGCGAAGACCGGACGAGCGTTCTCGCGACCGTAGGCGTTCGTACCGGCTCCGGCACGGACCAAGCGGAAATAGACCGAGTCGAGGATCTTGTTCGAAACGTTAGCGGAAGGGGTGGTACCCGAAGCACCGAAGTCGATGTCAGCGGATTGGTTACCCTCTTTGCCAGACGAAACGATAGTCGTACCGGTAGGTTCGCAGATAACGTAGTTACCGACGATACGGTCATACTCGTCACGATAACGCTCTTCCCACGAGTAGCGGGTAGCGTCGGTGAGAGCGTCCATGACAGCGCGAAGTTGCTCGGTGCGGTAAGCAGCGAAGCGAAGGTCTTCGACGTTGATCTTGGGCGACTCAACAGTGGCACGCTTCAGCGAGTACTGCTTGAGCTGACGACCGAACGAGATGAAGGACTTGCCGTTTGCACTATTGCTACCGGCACCGATGTTGGTGTCTTTAGCGCCAATGAGGATCTGATCTAGGGTGCTTGCAGTAGCAAGCGACGCAGCTTCAGAACCACCGACGTCGATCCAGCTATTGCCGAGAGTCGATCCGTTAGCGGTGGTGGTCGGGAGTGCGCGGTCGTAGATCAGAGTTCCGAGGGTGTAGCCCATTCCGTCAGGAAAGGAAGTCTGCTTGATGAGGTCCATCCAAGGAGACACGTGCAACGTGCGGCGATGAATGTCCTGACCGATACGGTTAGCCTCTTGAGTGAGGATCGTGTCGATTGCGGTGTTCGAATCGGTAGGATTCGAGAAGGTTTGTCCAGCGTTTACAGCCATAATAGTAGGTAGTTAGAAGTTAAAAGGTTGTTGAAGTTGAAGAATACACGGTTGTCGTTGAAGCAAACGACGGGCGCATGGGCCTTAGCTTCGGGTTACCTTTGAGCTGTCTCACCTACTAGAACCGTGTTTGCTTTTGGCTGGTACGGAGCGGACCTTCGATGTCGCAACTTTTTGGGTTGCGGGAAGCTTCGTACAATTTGCATTAGTCGTCAATACAAATTTGTACGAAGCTGTGATTTTTTATTACCTGCCAAACGCAGCAGTAACCGCATCAAGGAAAGACTTGCCGTCAGCCGTTGTCGGCGTGCCAGAAGTGTTGAGGGAACCGCCTCCCGCCTTCGGGGCGGCGCGGTCATACTCAGCAAGCCTCTCGGTCAGTGTGTCGATCTCTTTCTGAAGACTCATGTATTGGATAGCCATCTTTGGCAACAGCTTCGCAGCCATAGCTTGATAGGTTCCGGTTACAGGGTCTAGGGTAGAGGGTTCGAGTTCCGCTGCCTCTTTCGCGATAGCGGCGAGATCCACGCCCTCCACGCCGGAGAGGAAGGCGAGCTTGGTCTTGAGCTTGTCAGCAACTGCACTGGCAGCCTCCTGACGCTGTTGCACGCGCTGGGCGAGGGTTTGTTGCTGACGCTGGTTGTCGAGCTCCTCAGCTTCGCGTAGGGCTGCTTCAGCGTTCTGCTGGAGAATGTTGCGCTGCTCAAGGATAGGGTGAACCTCCTCGATGATCTTGTAGACGCGAAACTTGTCGCGGTCACTGACATTGACGAGCAGTTCGGTTAGCAACTCTTCCTGCGTAGCTTCATCAGTCTCGGAGATGGCGTCAATCAAAGCGTTGGAGTCCAGCGAATACTTCTTCGAGATACCGTCCGCCTCGTTCACAAGATTAGTAAGCGGCTGATCGACGAGGGTTTTGTAAGCGTGGCTGTTCTCCAGCTTGCTCACAAGCATCTGGCTCTCGTATTCAGAGATCCGCTGCTGTAGTTCCTGATTCTCAGGGTTGTTGGCAAGGGCTTGCAGTTCCTGCAAACGGGACTCCTTCTGGGTGACGGTCTGCTCCAGTTCTTCTGCGCGACTGCGATAGGTCTTGAGCTCAGACTTCAGTTCCTTGAAACGTCTGGCAGCTTCCGGTGTCCAGTTCTTGGGCGCTTCAATAGAATCGAGATCCGCAAGGGGGTCAGCCTCAACAGACGCGGACGTCGGTTCTTGGGGTGGTGCCTGTGTGGGCTCCGGTGCGGACTCTACTGGATTATCCATTGATGCGAAGAACGAATCAAGGGACTCAACGAAGCCGCCATTATCTGGGGCTGGACTGGTTTCCGCTGCGGCGGTTTCTGGTGCTGGTGTGCTCATATGTTATTCGTAGTGGCTCCATTCTTCAAGATTCTTGCCCTTGGTTAGTGGGGCCTTAGTCAATTTCAGGAGATCGTTTGCGAAGTCGTGGTATCCAGCCAACCATGCTTGTCGCTGGGCATTACGTTCTGTATCGGTAAGAGCCGAGTATGTAGGCCGTGCGGCGGATAGTAGAGTCGCTACAGCCGCTTCGAAGAACGGGCTCTCTAGGGTTTCCCGTAGACGGGATGCTTGAGTCGGATCACTAAACCAGCGTTCAATGGTTTGTGGGATAATCGGTTTGGAAGAAAGCATGCAGAAGTAAAACCACAGGGTTTGTGGTTTGTCAAATAATTTATTGAGTAGCGTTGCCAGAAAGTTTCAGGGCACGCTCCGCGTCTTTCAGGGCGAGGTCTTGATCGGCTTTGGCTTGCTTGATCTGCATTTCGATCTGCGCCTTCTGCTGTGCAATCTCCATCTTTATTTGATGTTCCTGCATCTTCAGTTCGGTAGGTGTCGGACCTGCTTGTTGCCCCTCCTGACCTTGGCCTTGGCCAGCTTCCATCGCCTTGCGCTGATCGGCTTCGATCTTACGGGAGAAGTTGGTAATGATCTCTTCGCCGACCTGTAGCAGTTGTTTCATCTCCGCCACCTCCGCTTTGGCGGACGGGTCAGAGGCGAGGTAGTTGGTGTGCTCAGCGCAATGTTGATAGACCATCTGCACGATAGGCAGAGCCTGCACCGGATCAATTTCGCCAGTCTGGATGCCGCTGACCAGCTGCTGCAAGAGCGGGGCGTGCATGCGTAGGTGCATGCCGTGTAGCTCACTGTCAAGGACGGCAACGGGCTGACCAGACTGCATAGCCTGATTCTCCAACAGCGCAATCTTCGCATCAACAGTTGTGCGTGGCTCTGGATTTGCTGGCGCGTAGCGGTCTACCAAGTCACGACCAACCCGTTCCGAAGTGATGTCACGGAGTAGGTTACGGCGACCCACTTCATCGTAGCCACCAGCAATGCTGTTGAGCTCACGAAGTGCGAGCAGGCGGTTGGCAGCGGAGCCAGCACCGATTGCGCGAACAGCGACAGTCTTCTCGTGGTTGAGTGATGCAATGATTCTGGAGTCAACGCCACGATCGGCGCAGCGTTTGAAGAAGGACGCAACGTAATCGTCCTGCTTGGGGCTGGTGGTGGCGCGGCGAACGATCTCGCGAAGCAGGCGAGACCAGCTTGAATAGAAAAGGTTGATGGTCGAGCCTGTCAGGCGGCTCGACACAGCGAGGTCGTGTTCAGTTTGTAGGTTGTTGCGATAAGGGCTGCTCTGGTTGCCGTAGGTCGAAACAAGGTCAACGTTCATGGCCAGCTGATTCTGCAAGTCAGTGAGAGCTGGCTGCATCGTGTTGGTCAAGTTGGGCGCAGCCTTCTCGATGATCTTAACGTTGGGCGAGAGGATCGAGTATGGACCATACATCGTAAACGACAGGTCTTCGAGTGCGCGTTGCGTCTCCGGTTGGATCATCACCGCACCGCCCATCATCGCGGAGTCAATCATCTGGCAGCGAATGCGGTTGCTCGTCTGAATGTGATTGAAGATCCTATTGCCGAGACCACGTATGGAGTGGTAGGTGCCGTTAGTCCCGACACCGTAAGCGAACATCACGTACGCATGTTCAGGTTTCTTGAACATCGAGTTCTGGCGGAACAGGAACTCTTTCGGCGACTCCTCAGCAAACATCAAAAGCGATACGCTACCGTCAAACTCACGAACCCACATGTGCACAACGGACACGGTGGTGTTCTCAAGGCCAGTGTAGAGATCGTTGTTCTTCATCTCGCGCTGGGTAACTTCCCAGTCGGCGTAGGTGTTGCTGCCGTTGCGCCCGCTGGTGCGTGCATTCTTCGCGATTACGCGCTTCACTTCATCAACGTCCCAGCCAACCTTTGCAGCGGCAGCTTCGTTCTTGATGAACCCATAGAGCTCGTGCAAAAGATACTGACGACGGGCGCAACCGACTTCGATAGCCTCTTCGGATGCTGGAGTCTGGCGAGGGATGAGGAAGTCGCCAAAACCACAAACCCGAAACTTCCAGCTGCGAGGGTCTTCGAAGTAGGCTACGCCAACGCCGTGCTTCGTGAACTCAGTGCAAAGGCGTAGGTAGTTGGAATGGAACTCGGGCCACTCCCGCATCATTTCCGTCAACTCCTCAGCAATGATGTCCTCTGCATCCTGCCGTTCTGCGGGTCCGCCTACGGTGACGGATACGCGTACGAGCTTCTGCAAGCTGGTGTAGAGGTCAACGTAGGCGGACATCGAAACGTCAAGCAAGCGTTGCGCCTCACCGAAGTTCAGGTTGGTGCGATTGCCCTGTCCGGTGGAGAACAGAACCTTCTGGTCGTATGGCGACGCTCCATCGAACATTGCGTCCAAGCGTGCTCGGTTGCTCGATGACTTCTCGTCGGCTTTGCGTAGGGTGTCGTAGATCGAGCGTGCCGCCGTAACGTCACGGAGGCGCGATTCTGGCGGTTCCAGAGTCTGGGGGTCGAGATTCAGTAGGTCGAACTCGTTTAAGCCGGAGGGAATAGTGGGCGGTTTTTGCGTCACAGCGAGAGAGCGTAAGGGGCTTATTCGTCAAGTCAAGAAATTGTTTCGGAGTTACCGTAAACCTCTTGCATCAACTTCTTAATCGGCACCCGCTTGCGAACGCCCTCGTCGTTGGTGATCTGCACGCACCACTGATGCCCCCTCGGATGGATGACGGGGGTCACACGGTGGCGCTGTCCAGCGGTACGGCCTCTACTGGCGGGAAGCACGCGGAAGACGAATCCGTCAGGCGTGATACCGTATTTCGAGTAGTTGGGAAGGATGGTGATGTTTTCGATAGTGGTCATAGCGGGCTCAGTATTCGGTCCATACGGAAGGTTGTCAAATTCTTTCTGAGTTAATTTCCGCTTCCGTGAATTGTACCTTGGTCCGTAGTCCCGTATCCGGAGGTGAGGAGACTTCGTCAGGTTCATGATCCCTGTATCCTGATTCCGGTTTCGGATACGCGTGGGGGATACAGGATGGGCTTGGGCGTGGCGGTCAGGCGAAATCCAATACTCGCCGTTTTTGTAGTTCGGGTGGTATCGGACGAACACAAAACCGTCCTCGCGCACATCGCCGCGCCGACGCAATTTCGCGGTGTCGGCGTTCGGCGGCATCTCTCGGTTGTCGGTCATCGGCGACAGCAATACCGCCCCCGTCCAGATTCGTCAAGTGCTTTCCTAAAAATTAACACTATTGAATTATTGCATATCATACTATATAAACTTTTCTCTCTTTAGTAATTCATATTATCTCAATAATTCATATTCCCATTGAATTACTGAATTTATTGAATTACCGTGTCTGCTAAAACTCTTTAAGCCATTTAGTCAGATCAGTAATGTTAATTTTATTCACAAAACCCCCCTCAAATTATTTCTGACTTACAGTTTAGCGACGGGAATTACTCTCCGAAGTCTACTCGCGAGCGAGGGGTGATTTGCGAGTAATAGGCTTATTGACCATGTCGGAAATCTTCGTGTCTCGCGCCACCACCTGTATGTATCTTCGGACATCATCCGCCTCTTGCCTCTGCGTCCCCTCCCGTCTGGCTTTTTTCAGCGCGTCGAGCTTAGCATCCGATCTTGCGATCTCTTGTTCGGCACTCGCGATGCGGTCTGAGGAGTCGCGATAGCTACGCAATAACGCCCCCGTAGTGGATATTGGGCGGGCGAGGGTATTTGCCGCTACCCCAAATGACTTCTGCGTGTCACCTTGACTTGGGTCATCCAGCAAAGCATTGGTTGAGGCCAGTGTCTCTTTACGATACTCGGGATCAAGAACCGCTCGACCAGCGTCAAGGCCCCAGAGAGCTGCTTGCACGGGAGCTAGTTTTGATCCGGCTACGCGAGCAACGTTCAAAACTGGAACAGCCTTTGCAACATTGAATGTCTGCGCCATATTGGCTGCGGATGGGGCAAACCTCGCGACGAGCGCGGCAGTCCTCATAGCTGCACCTGCGGCTGCACCCGTGTTTGAGATTACCGAGTCCACGGCTTCAGTTGCTTGAACACCCTTTTCGACACCGCTGTATTGCCGAACACCCGTGTCTCCTACGTCAGCAAGGTTACTCCCAATGGGGGGTGCTTTTACTGGAACAGGTAATTTCACTATAATAGGCGCTTGCATGGGAGGCATAGGCGCTTGCATGGGAGGTGGTTGCCCTACGGCAGTCGGCTTTGTGATTTTAGGTAGTTTCCCCAGTCTAATTTTCATCAGGAGAACCCTATTATCTGGGGGTATAATGTCAAGGCACCTTTAATTATTTCTGACTTACAGTTTAGCGGCGGGAATTACTCCCCGCTCCCCACAATTATCGCTCGGCGGTAAGACCAATCGCTGTGGAATTTCTGTCCTCGCCCGACCAGATCGCCCTCGACAAATTCGTACGTCCTACCCCTGATTAGGGAGACGGTGGGCGGGTCATAGAGCGCCGATTCGTTCGCGTTTGCGCGAGAGTCTCTTCGCGAGACGCTCCAGCCGCAGCTTTGAAGCAGCATCGCCAATAGCAGCGAGTTTATCAATTTCATCTTCAATACGATCGACCTCGGTTTCCCGCTGCCACGCCACCCATGACGAGTATGCGTTGCACGCGGCGGTTATTGCCCCCAAAAGAGCGTTCATTTTTGCTTGCTAAAGTGGTTTTGCCCTGAATCCTGCATCTTTTTGCGGTTTTTTGTTGCATATCACCCGTTTTTGCTTTCGAGATAGCGTAACCTCTTGCGTTCCAGTAGCTTCTGACGATTTGTCAAGTAGTAATTATGCTGGTAATCCTGCATTTTTCGCACTTTTTCCGGTTTTAGTGTCGCGTCCAGCTCCTTTTTGCGCTTAAGAGCCTCCTTATTTTTCTCATAGTAGGCCTTTTGATAAGCTTTTCGCTCATCCGTAAACCTCGCGTAGTATGACTCCTTGTCGCTCATGTTGAAAAATGTGCTGCTGACTACCAACATTGTCAAGTAAAATTATTTTTCTCAGGGATGTAGCTATCGCTACCCGTGTCCCCACAAAAACGCTCACCCCACCCGTAGCCTGTATCCTGAATCCGGTATCGGGACGGGGAATCAGGGCACAGGATACAGGGTGCAGGGCGGGCTAGGGGGGAGGGGGCTGTATGGGTCTATTCCCATATCTATGTAAGGGGATGGTGTCCTTCTTATTCAGTCAACCGAATAAGCATCCTCTCCTACCATAACAAACAAGTAAGTAAGTAAGCATATGAAAACAAACAAGAAAGTAAACTACGCATCACTCCTTCCCCTTATGGCTTCAGTCCACAAGGCGGAGGTAACCTTAATGTCCGCTCTTCTAACCCTATGGGAGACGCAAGAGCATATCATGAAACCTATGGAGTTTCGCGCTGGCTTTATTGCCTTCGCTGTAGCCAATGGCTATGACAAGCGTTGGGCAATGGAAGTCTGCGTTGAAGCGGGCTTTCGTGCTAGGGCAGCGGGCGGCGGTCGCAAGAAGACTACGCCCGACAAGAACACGGCGGAAGCGGTTGCGAAGATGGCAAAGGCTCTTCCTGCCAAGGAACTCAAGAAGCTGATTAAGCTCCTCGCCGCCATGTAATCCTTATTCCGTCAACCGAATAAGAATCCTGTATCCTGCAAGTCCAACCCTTACCGGATACAGGAATCACCATACAAACATCATGACCATCACACTACCACCAGAACCGCCCACGTGGTTGGGTATCCTCCTGTCCGTTCTCTTCGGACTGATCTTCATCCTCGCCGTTGTGCTGTTGCACAACCTCACAAGATGATTCGCTGCCTGATCTTATTCGGTCAACCGAATAAGGTCAGCAAGCGGTTCATAACCCGCACTAAAACAAATGAAAAATAAAAAGAACAGAACAGCACAGCACGCGCAATTCTTTGCGCTCATCGAGCAAAACATCGTCAAGCCTCGTGTCATTACAGACATGGGCTTTCTCAAAGGTTGCTGGCAAGAGATTGCCATCACGAAGAACACGCCAATCGTGTCCAGCGTCGCAACCCGTCAACCCTTCGGCGTCTCCCTTGCAGACGCCTTCGCCAACGCCAACATGGAGGTGCTGCCATGAACATTGACGCAACCACCAGCACGCCATCAGTGGACGCCGCCCTTGCATACCTCGCATCGAGGGGTGTGCTCTTGAAGCTGGCAACGCCGACTCCCGTATTGTATCGGGACGTCGTGATGTGGAAGCCCGCTAAGTGATTCGCTGTCTGCTCTTATTCGGTTAGCTGAATAAGGGCAGCAAGCGGTTCATATGGTATGAACACGCAAGACAAAACAAATAGAAAAGAAATATGAGTATGAATATGAACACGAAACCAATCAAAGGCAGACTAATATCCGTTATGCGGATGCTGGTCCGCGCACCTAACCCCTCACTGGATGACTTGAAGAGTTACTTCACACCCGAAGAGTGGGCGACGGCGCTCCGAGGTATCACCTGTAGCCGACATCATGGTGCTTACTTTGTGGACGCTCACTTCTCATATCGAGAGCCCGCAAGAGCTTGGTTCATATCGTTCTACCGTGACGAGTTGAGGTTACTCCCGCCTCTCGCTGCTGCTGCTGCTATCTAAAGTGATTCGCTGCCTGATCTTATTCGGTCAACCGAATAAGGTCAGCAAGCGGTTCATATGGTATGAACACGCAAGACAAAACAAATAGAAAAGAAATATGAATACTGAAATAACAATACTAGAACTCGCCGACATGATTAACGCCCACCTCGCCAAAGGCGGGCTGGTCATGGACGCTTCTCGCGATGATGTGCACTCCCCCGTAACCGAAGCCTGCCTCGACGAATGGAACGGACGCGAAGATAGTGCGCTCTTCCTCCGCTGCCCCGAGCTGAGGACAGGATTTGGTTCATCTATCCCCGACGCCGATAGGCTGGAGGTTCATGGGCATGAGGTGCATTACTTCAGCGGCACGGATTACTGTGGTAAGGTTGTCTTCCTGAATCCTGCACCCGTTGACCTGACTGCTCGCGCTGATGCTGCTCGTGGTACAGCTTATGCAGCTTATGCTGCGGCTGTTGCTAGATGCAATAGAGCTGTTGATGCTCGTGATGCTGCTGCTGATGTTGCTCGTGATGCTGCTGCTGATGCTGATGCTGCTGAAGCTGCTGCTGAAGCTGCTGCTGGTGCTTATGTTGCTGCTGAGTTTGAGGCTAAGGCTGCTTATGCTGTCATGGTTGCTGCTCGTAATGCTATCTAAGTGATTCGCTGCCTGATCTTATTCGGTCAACCGAATAAGGTCAGCAAGCGGTTCATATGGTATGAACACGCACAACAAAAAGAAAAATAGAAATATGAATAACAATGACAACAATGTGTTCGCCCTCATTCTTGAGGAAGCGAGAAACCCACGCCTCACCCTAACCTTCGAAGACCCCGTCATCACGGTGGATGGGTCAACGGCGGAGCGGGCAGAGTGTACCCGCGTTGGAATGAACAGCGAGCCAGCTTATTCCAGCTACGCCACTTGGGGTTACTACACCCCCGAGCAGCTAGAGGAAGCAGAAGAGGACGGAGACGTCCACTGGATTGAGTCAAGGGGTGCGTTTTACGTTGACTTGGAGTGCACCCATTGCGAGGACGGCGAGTGGCACGTCAGTCACGACACCATCTACATCCACGGTGATGGGCACTACTATTACGAGGACGAAAACATACGCACAGACGGGCACGGCACATACTTCATCGAAGGTGATAGCGACTATGTGTATTGTGACGCTGATGATGAATACTGGCCGAGCGACGAGTGCCACCACTGCGACGCGACCGACCAGTGGGTGCATGGGGGCGAAGAGGAATGCGACGACTGCCAACCAGAGCCAGACAAGGGGGCGATCTGTAGATACCATAGCTCGCCGGACGAGGAGAAGTATCGGGGGTCATCCCCGTTCCTGATCGGGTTCGAGGTTGAGAAGACCAGTATCTTCGGTTACTGCTATGAAGGTGGGGAGATCGGGGAGCGTGACCTCTTCGCCGGATGGGAGCTTGACGGTTCCTGCGGAGTTGAAGGTGTGACAAACTGTTACGACTTGCTTGACCCCCTCGTCATGGAGATGTTCGAGGCGCATGTGGATGATGCGAGTGACGTCCTTGCCGAGCCTTGCGATAAGACATGTGGAGGACACATCAACATCAGTTGGCAGAACAGAACACCCCGCGAAGCACTCTCCGCTTTCAAGGTGTATGCCCCGCTGTGGTATGCACTCTTCCGCAAGCGTCTCAACAATACCTACTGCCGTGAGGACAAGAAGATCGAGGATAGAGGAATCAAATACAGTCCCGTGCGTTGCAAGTCTTTCGGGATTGAGTTGCGCTTGCCTAGTCGTGTCATCAATGGTAAGCATCTGCTCCGCCGTGCTCGTCTGATTGCCATCACTTGCCGTGCAATGGAGGAGAACTGGAGTTTCAATCGCTTCGTCCGCGAGAGCCGCGACATCCTACTCAAGGAAGCATACAACGGCGACCGCAAGCGTTACGCCAAGGCGTTGCGACTGGCTCGCCACTTCCGCATCTGGATGCTGGATGGAATCGTTCATCCCGACATCAACGAATACACCCGATAGTCTAACCTAAAACAATACAAAACAAATAATACTATGTGCTTAATCATACACAACCCGCTGTGCCGTGAAGTCTCCGAAGAGATCATCGACAACGCCCTGCACCAGAACCAAGACGGCTTCGGCATCTTCTACCATGACACCGGAGAGATCGTCCGCACCATGTCCGAGCAACGGGCATGGGACATCATGACCAAGATCGACCGAGGCTACACTTGCCACTTCCGCTACTCGACTAGCGGTAAGATCGGCAAGAAGCAGTGCCATCCATTCCACATCGACGACAACTATTCGCTGATGATGAATGGCACGATCGAACGACTGGTATCCGCCAAGTCGGT